ACCCTTACTGGGCGTACAGAAAAATACCTAATCTTCTCGACCTCTCTCAACGGTCTATACGTGATACGAGAACAAAACCTGGGAAACCGGTCGTGTTCTAAAAACTCGAAGTCACTGAGCAAAAGCCCCGGTCGCGAAAGCGCGGCCAGGTAACTGATGACAGAACCCTTCTTGTTAAATTTTCCACGTAAAGACCACTTCCAAGAGGTCATTTCACGGACAGAACTGTCCAAGCTGCTCGCGCACACATTCTCAGGTAGATACTCAACCTGATCACTCGAAAGAGCGAAATTATGGAATGTAGGAGCAGGAGGGACAGGACTGTTTCCGAATCTAATGTTACGAAAACTAACCCGCTGTAGTTTCATCTTCTCCACGACACGCCAAGCCAAAGAACCGGTAAAGCCAAGACTCGTAAGAGTCCTGCCGGAACTTATAAAAGACTTTTTGTGCCAGTCGAAGAAAACTCGAGCAGCGCGGTAGGCCAGAGCACCGAGGCCTCGAACAAAAGATCGGAAGTTGGAAGAGAGAGAGTTAATGAAATCGGCAGAACGAAGCATACCCATCCTAACTGTAGGGACCACACGAAGGTGGCCACCCCTCCAGCGAACGAGAGTACTATTCAGCGAACCGAAATCGTCATCAAAGCTGGTCTTTGATAACTCAACCTCTAACCCCACACGTCGAACGGTAGAAACCCACGCACCGTAAAAGCGAGGGTCTTCAATTTGAAAGAGAATGTCATCTCCATTTATTAGAACTGGAACATCATTGGGAAGAAAGCGCTGAAAGCCATCAGGCTTAAAGTTTCTTATCGACCAACGAAAAGCAGTATAATTCTGGACACACAGAAGTGGGAAGCTCAAAAGGCTCCCCATCTGTTGTCCAGCAACGACATTCCCTACGGGATACAACGGGCGGCCGAACATGCAAGGACCTACCTCGACAAGCAATGGCCTAAGCAACTTTCGTGCACTAATCCTCACGGACTCGGGCACTCGAGAAGCGTTCTCCAACGCAACATCGAGGATCGCCTCAGCGACCACCAAAGGAAGGTTATCGGTAGCGGACTTATAGTCACCCGAAACCAACGCCCCTCTCCCCTTCTTGAAGCCGGCAGAATCGAGCGCATTAGCTGTGACATCCCCACGAAGTAACCATTTAAATTGACTAAGTCTGTCGTACATAGACTTATGAAGAGGCTTCAACAGAAGCATCTCAGCAGAATACTTCGTGAGAGGTCGTGGTTTTCCAGCGGACTGGACAACCATAGCTTCACACTTATG